AGGGTACAGAGGCTGCAGCCATGTGCCGCCGCTGATCATCGGCGAGACCGCGCTGTTCGTTCAGGCCAAGGGCGCGATTGTCAGGGACATCGGCTACAGCCTCGACACCGATGGCTACACCGGCAACGACCTGTCGGTGTTGAGCAACCATTTGTTCGAAGGCCTGACGATTGACGAGTGGGCCTATGCCCAAGCGCCGCACAGCATCGTCTGGGCGGTGCGGTCGGATGGCGTCATGCTATCACTAACGTACATGCGCGAGCACCAAGTGTGGGCGTGGTGCCAGCATGACACGGCCGGGCTGTACGAGAGCGTCTGTACAGTTTCGGAAGGGACCGAGGACGCGGTCTATGTCGCGGTAAAGCGCACCATAAACGGGGTTGTCCGGCGCTATGTCGAGCGGCTGCAGAGCCGCATCGTCAATGATGTGAGGGACTCGTTTTTCGTCGACGCCGGGCTGAGCTACGACGGTGCGGCGGCCACCGTGATCAGTGGTTTGGACCACCTTGAGGGCGAGACCGTCACCATCCTGGCCGATGGCAGCGTGTCGGCATCGCAGATCGTCAGCGCCGGCACCGTCACCCTGCCGGCCGCCGCATCCGTCGTCCATGTCGGTCTGGCGTATTCGTCCGAAATCAAGACGCTCGACTTCGATCTGGCGCAGGCGCGGGCTCCGGCCAACGCCAAGCGTCGGGTGACGGAAGTCGTCGTCAAGGTCGAGCGGAGCCGGGGGCTGTGGGTCGGGCCGGACGCGGATCACGTGGTCGAGGTCAAGCAGCGCGACGTCGAGCCGTATGGCGACCCGATCGAGTTGTTCACGGCCGACATCAAAATCGCGATCCCGCCGTCGTGGGGCCGCTCCGGCTCCATCGTGCTCCAGCAGATCGACCCGCTGCCGCTCACCGTGCTCGCCGTGCTACCAGAGGTGGAAATTGGCGGGTCATAGACCGTTTCGGGATTTGATGCCAAACCCGACGATCCAAGTCGTGGCCGCAACATGGGAGTATGGCGCTGCGGTCGCGGCCAACATGCGCCCGGCCGACGCGGCTGAAGTCTGGGCACTGGCGCGGCACAGCCCGGCGGAGGCGGTCCGGCGCAGTCTCGAGATCCCCGGCGAGGCATACGCGTTCCTGGCAGGCGACGAACCGCTGGCGGTGTTCGGGTGCGCGGAAACGGAGGTGGCCGAGGTCGGCTCGCCGTGGCTGCTGGGTGCTGAAGGCGTCGATCGGCATGCACGCAAGTTCCTCGAGCTGGGCCGGTCCTACGTCGCCCATTGGGCGCACGAGTACACCGACCTGTACAACGTCGTCGATGCCCGCAACGAGCGCAGCATCGACTGGCTCGGCCGGCTTGGCTTCGTGTTCGACGAGCCGGTCCTGATCGGGCCGGATGGCGCACCGTTCCTTCCATTTCATCTGCGGAAAACGTGACATGTGCGAGCCAGCGACATTGACGGCCATTGGTGCCGGCATCGCCAGCGCGGCGTCCTCGGCCGGTGCGGCGGTCGCGACGGCAGCCAGCGGCATAACCCTGGCCGGAGCCGCCACGGCGGCAACAGCGGTCAGCGGCGCGGTCGGTGCCTACGGCGCGATAGCGCAGGGCAAGGCGCAGAAATCCCAGGCACGGTATCAATCGGCGGTCGAGCGCAACAACGCCACCATCGCCGGCTGGCAAGCGACCGACGCCCAGCAGCGCGGGCAGATCGAGGAGCAGCGGCAGCGGCTGGCAACCGCCCGGCTGCGCGGTGCCCAGCGCGCCGGCATGGCGGCTAACGGCATCGAGATCGACAGCGGCAGCCCGCTGGACGTTTTGATGGACACGGCGCAGTTGGGCGAGTTGGACGCGCTGACGATCCGATCCAACGCCGAGAGGGAGGCGTATGGCTTCCGGTCTCAGAGCGGCAACCTGATGGCCCAGGCCGGGCTGACGCAGATGGCCGGGCGCAGTGCGCAGACCGCCGGATACATCGGGGCTGGGTCAACGCTGCTGTCGACTGCCGCGACGGCTGGCGACCGGGCTGCTACCTACAAGAAATACGGGATTTAGCCAGTGCCACGTGTGCCGCAGTACGAAGGACCGCAGGTCCGGCCAACACCGCTGCGCGCCGAGCAGTCGATCCGCGCGCCCGAAGCTGCCTTCGGCGGGGCCACGGCCCAGGCCTTCCAGCAGGTGGGAAAGGATATCGGGCAGGTAGCCAGCCTGCTCGACCGCCGGGCTGAGGAGCACGGCAAGGAAGACGCCGAACTGGCCGCCTTCAATGCCTACTCCGCCGCCAGCGCCGAGCAGCAGAAGCTGTTTTACGAGGGCGACACCGCGATCTACCGCAGGCGCGGTGCCCAGGCGATGGGCAGCACCAACGAGGCCGCCGTCGAACTGAAGCGGATCGGTGAAGACACCGGCAAGGGCCTGACCAGCCCATACGCTCAGGAGCAGTTCAGCAAACTCTGGTCTCGGCACCAGAACAGCGAGATGGGGGCCGTCAGCCGGCACGAGGCCGGGCAGCGGCAGGAGTTCCGCGATCAGACCGTGGCCGGCGTGGTCGCGACGTCGCAGAACCAAGCCGTGCTCCGCTACAACGACGAGGGCGAGGTCAACAGCCAGATCGGGCTCGCTGAAGTGGCAATCCGGGCCAACACCAAGGGCCTGCCGCCGGAGCAGGTCACCGCGCAGGTGCTAACCATGCGCTCCGGCATCCAGAAGGCGGTCGTCCTGCGCATGGCGACCGACAACCCGCTGGCGGCCAACGAGTACTACAAGGCGCACGCCGACGCGTTTACCGCCGACGACAACGTGGCGCTTCAACGGACCCTGGCCCCCACCGTCAAGCGGGCAGAGGCGCGGACGGAAGCGACCAACATCATTACCGAAGTGACCAAGACCCAGCAGACGGCGCCGAGCAACGTTCACGGCGCTATTGAGACCGTTGAGAGTGGCGGCAAGCAGAACGCGGTGTCGTCCGCCGGCAACTATGGCGTCATGCAGATCAATGACGTCAGCGGCAAAGAAGCGGCGGATGCGCTGGGCGTCGCGTGGGACCCGGCGAAAGCCCGGTCTGACGAGGGCTACAATCGTCAGCTCGGCCGGAAGTACTTCGATATCCAGATGGATAAATACGGCGGCAACCGCACGTTGGCGCTGGCTGCGTACAATGCCGGGGGCGGCAATGTCGATAAGTGGATCAAGGAATTCGGCGACCCGCGCAACGGTGCCATCAGCGACGCGGCATGGGCGGCCAAGATCCCCTTTGCCGAGACCCGCCAGTATGTCGCCAAGGTCGAGGGCAAAATCGGCACGGGCGGCGACAACGTTGACCTGACCGAGGCGCACCGGCTGAACCGCGAGCGCAACGGCAACGATCCGGAAAAGATGGACGCGGTTGACAGCGACATCTCGAAGGAAAGCAACCGGCGTGAGGCGGCGCGGCGGGACCGGGAGCAGGGTGCGCTGAAAACAGCCTTCGACCACGTCAACTCCGGGGGCAGCGTCTCCGCTCTGTCCGCCGAGGTCATCGCCAGCTTGCCCGTTGGCCGGCTCGCCGACCTTGAGGCCCGGGAGAGGAGCCTGCTGCGCGGCAAGGAACCGCCGGAAAACCCGACCGAGTACGAGCGGCTGACCCTGTTGGCATCAACCGACTTCGCGAAGTTCCAGGCAGAGAAGGCGAGCGACTGGGAGAAGGTTCTGCCGCCGGCTCAGGTCCGGCACTTTGTCGACTTGAAGTTCCGGATCGAGCAAGGCGACCTGAAGGAAGCGGCCAAGGGCGCGGATCTCAGGAAGGGGCTGAGCATCGCCAAGCCGCTGCTGACGGCGGCCAACATCGACACGACGCCGAAGGAAGGCAGCGACAACGCGAAACGCTATGCCGCGTTCGGGACGGCGCTGCTCGAGCGGATGGAGACTTTCAAGGACAAGGAGCAGCGCAAGCCCACCGATGCCGAGATAACGGCCATGGCGCAGGACCTGCTTCTGCCCGGTCGGCTGCGCGATACAGGCTTGTTCTGGACCGACCCGAAGTCGCTGTCGTTCGAGGTCACGCCGGAGGACCGGGATAAGTTCTACGTGGAGTTCGCGGATATCCCGAAGACGGAGAAGGAAAGGATCTCGCTGAGGCTGGGTTCGCGGGCATCCAATGAACTGGTCGAGCAAATCTATGCAGCGTACCGGCGCAACGATAAGGCCGAAGCGCAGCGGCTGCTCGGCGGGCAATCCTGATGGGAGCTTTCGACGATTGGCTTGATCAGCCTGATCCGGTTCAGGCTGAACCGCTAACGACGCCGGCAACGCAGACGCCTCAACCAAAGAGCCGGTTTGACTCGTGGTTCGACGGCCCTACCGAGCAGGACAGCAGGCTGGGCAGCAACCTCGCCGGGGCGGCATCGACGACGCCTGATGCGCATCAGAAGGCCGTTGACGTCGGCAAGACCATCGGCGCCCCGGCGGACAGTGTCGCCTCCAACATGCAGGAGAGCGAGAAGCTGGCGCGGCTGCAGCGCTACCGCGATGCCCTGAATGACGCGCCCAAGCTGGCGGCGCTGCTGGCCGAAGACCCTGACCTCGCCAAGATCAGCGCCGACGACCTCGAGGGCCTGGGCAAGACCGAGAGCACGTTCGGCAAGATCCTGTCGGCGTTCTACGGCGGCGGGTCGGGCGCTGGGCAGGCGGTCGGCGACGTCGGGCGCTCGGTCGTGGGCGGGCTGGTCGGGGACGTGGCCGGCTCCGGTCTGTCCGGACTCTCCGAGTTGAATGAGGTGGGCGCGCGGACCCTCGAGCGCGGCATGCGCGCGGTCGGTCTCGACGCGGCGGCCGATGCCCTGACCGCTCCGATTGTGCCGTGGTGGCTCAACCCGTCCGGCATCCTCAAGGCCCCCGGCGAGACGCTGAAAGAGACCGGCGAGGCCATCAAGCCGCCGGAAGAGCGACAGAACCTCGTGACCGACATTGCCGGCGGCGTCGGGCAGGTTGCCGGACAAATCGCCCTGGCGCTGCTGACCGGAGGGACGGCAACCACCGCCATGCTGCTCGGGCAGGGTGCCGACATCATGGCCGAGCGGGTCGATGAGGCGGGCAAAGCGGGCACGGCCGAGGGTGACACGGCCATCGTGGCGGGCGCTGGCGTGACAGCCGTGCTCGAGAAGCTGGGTCTGGACGCGCTGCTGCATCGCGTGCCCCCGGCTGTCAAGAACACCATCCTGCGCCAGTTGACGGATATCAGTCTGGCTGGCGGCATCGAGGCGCTGGAGGAAGCCGCCGAAGGTATCCTCCACAACATGATTGAGATGGTCACCGTCAATCCGGACGCGAAGCTGCTGGAAGGGTTGGAGCAGGACGCGGCGGCGGGCGGCGGCACGGGCGCTGTGGTCCGGGCGCTGATCAACGCCGCGACCAAGGGCCGTCAGATCTCGGACAACACGAAGAAGGAAATGCGGGCCGGGCAGGACGCCGCCACGGTCGAGGCGCTGGTCGCCGGCACCGCCGAGAGCAAGCTGCGCGACCGCAACCCGGATGCGTTCAGTCGGGTGATGGCGGCGCAGACGCAGGGCACCCCGGTCGAGACGTTCTATGTCCCGGCTACGGCCATCGCCGAACTGTACCAAGGCGGCTCGTCCTTCAGCGAGGACGACGACCCGCTCAATCAGATCGACGGGTTGCGGGAGCAGTATCAGGAGGCTCTCGCTGTCGGCGGTGACGTCGAGATCAGTGCGGCCGACTACCTGACGCACATCGCGCCGACCGACCTCCACGGTCGGCTGAAGAACGACCTGCGGGCGAGCCGTGACGGCTGGTCGGTCAATGACGCCAAGCAGTACGCGGAGAACCCGGATCGCGAGGCTGACTTGGCGTCGCTGGTCGAGCGGCTGGCGCTGCAGGACGAGGGCGCCGCGGCCGGGCAGACGGTGTTCGACGACACGTACCGCCAACTGATGGACACCGGGCAGTACCAGAGCCATCAGGCGGCGGCGCAGGCCACGCTGGTCCGCGAGCGATACCTGACGCGGGCGCAGAGGCTGGGCAATGGGCAGGACGCCGATGCGCTGTATCTGCGCGATCAGGTCCGGGTCCACGGGCCGGGCGCTCTGGCGCGGGTTCAGCGCGGCGATCTGGATCTGGTGATTGCCCGGCTGAAGAGCGGCGAGACGGTGACGGCGGACAAGACGCCCGTGCTCGACATCGTGCGCAAGGCCGGCGGCGTCAAAGTCGGCAGTCAGCTTGAGCAAGAGCTGCGGGCGATGGGCCTGACGCCGAAGACCCACCCCGGCCTGTTCAAGAAGACCGGCGGCATCGGCGACGTCGACAACTTCGTGCTGTCCGAACACGACGTTCTGCGGGACAACGGCGTGCCGGACAGCGGCAACGGCTATGCCGACAAGGATGCCGTGCTGGAGGCGCTGCGGCGGGAAGCGGGCGGGCGCGGGGCCGCTCTGCTGACCCAGGACGAGCGTCAGCAGCAGACCCGGCTGGACGAGCCGGTGGCGGTGCTGGCGGAGCAGATGGAGGCGGCGGGGCTCGACCCCAACGCCATGACCGCCGAGGAAATCAAGGCGTGGGCGACGGGCCAGCAGGCGACTGACACGGCTCCGGCTGATGGGCAGGGCGTGCTGCTGCAGCCAGTCAATCCTGACGTTGACCTTGATCAGCCCATCCCGGTCATCTCGGTTGATCGGGAGTCGTTCGGGAGGCCATCCGACGACAAGAAGCGCGTTTACGCGCGGGATAGGGATACGGTAACGGCGGGGGTCATCCGCAACGCGGATCAAGGCTGGGACCTCAGCCTGAACAAGAAAGATTTCAAACACGGGCTGTCGAGCTATTACAAATCAATCCGGGATACGGGCGAGGAAGATGCAGGCGGCGCTCATGTCGACGCAGGCCGGGTGATCCGCAGTCTGGTCGAGAATGCCGTCCTCGTCGAAAGTCATCCGGATCACAAAGGAGACCCGCGCGTCCTGCAGGTCCATGACATGTTCGCGGCGGTGCGAGTCGGCGGAGATCTTTACGCCGTCAAGCTTGTCGTCGAGGAGTTTGACAAGGGCAACAAGCGGGTGACCTTCGAGGACATCCGCCGTGTCCACGATTACTTCTTGCCGAAGAGAGTGTCCGCCCCGTCGGGCGCGGAGCTACCGGGGGCGGCGCCATCCGTCAGTGCAACAGGGTCCATCGAAGCCGCGCGCGCCAAAGGTGCCCCTATAACGGACGCGATAATTTTACGCGATTTGCTGGCCGGACTCAAGGACGACCAAGGTCAGCCCTATTTCCAGACGGGCGGGTCGGGCGAACTGTTCCAGTCCGTCTACCACGGCAGCCCGCACATCTTCGACGCCTTCAGCACGGCGGCAATTGGAAGTGGCGAAGGGGCGCAGGTCTACGGCTTTGGGCTGTACTTCGCGGGCAAGAAGGAGATTGCGCAGTATTACCGGAGCGTGTTGGCCAAGCCTGCGCGGTATCTGGTCGACGGCGTCGACGCCGAGGCGCTGGGGCCTGGGGCGGCTGCGCTGGCTAAGCGCATTGCCGAAGGGCGGCTGACGCTCAACGATCATTTGTCGACGGTCGAGAAGGAAAGCCAAGCCTGGGTCGATGCGGCGGATAGCGATGCGGAGCGGGCGCGGAGGCAGCGGCTTTCCGATGAGCGGATCGCGGCGGCGCGGTCGCTGGTGGGCAAGACGATCACCAAGGAGGGCGGTGGTCGGCTGTACACGGTCGAGATCCCCGACGACGGCGAGTACCTGCTCTACGACAAGCCGCTGAGCGAGCAACCGGAGGCGGTGCGGAAGGCGCTCGGCGATCTGCTCCAGAGACTCAAGAAGTCCGGAGGACTGCAGGCCAAGAAGATCCCGGATGATCCGACCGGCGCCGAACTTTACAAGGCGATGCAATCGCCGTTCGCTGCTAAAGCGTTCGGCTATACGGACTGGGGCGGCAGTGGCCGTGGGGTTTCTGAATACCTGCTCAGCCTGGGCGTGCGCGGCATCAAGTACCTCGACGCGAGCGCGCGGGACAGCAGCGGCGACAGCTTCAACTACGTGGTCTTCGCAGACTCTGATGCCGTCATTCAGGCATATGAACAGTCGGCGGCGGGCGGTGCTCGGGGCAGTTACCAGCGGGCCTTCGACCCGTACGGCAACCCGGCCAACATCGTCAAGCTGACGCAGAACGCGGATCTCTCAACTTTTCTCCATGAAAGTTCCCATTTCTACCTCTTCCAGTTGATAGATGACGCGGCAGGTCCCGGGGCTACGGACGAGGCGCGGGCGAAGCTGCAGGCTGACCTGCAGACCATCCTCGACCATGTCGGGGTGAAGATCGATGCTGCCACGGCCACGGCGGATCAGATCCACGCCGTCATGACGCGCGACGCCCATGAACTGTGGGCGCGGAGCTTCGAGGTCTACCTGCGCGAAGGCAAAGCGCCGAGTGCTTCGCTGCGCGATGCGTTCGCGTCGTTCAGCGCGTGGCTGACGCGGATCTACAAGACGCTGAAGGCCATCCCCGACTACCGGAAGAACCTGACGCCGGAGGTTCGCGGCGTGATGGACCGGCTGCTGGCGACGGACGAGGCGATCAAGGACGCACAGAACGCCTCGTCGTTCCGGGTGCCGGGCGCCTTGCGGCAGGTCATGACGGCGGCGGAGCAGAAGAGCCTGGAGCGGCTTACCGAGCAGGCCAATCGCGAGGCCAAGGAGGATCTGCTCAAGCGCGTAATGAAGGAACTGGAGCGCGAGCGGCTGGAGTGGTGGAAAGAGGAGCGAGCCAAGGTCCGGGCCGAGGTCGAGGCGGACGTGCGAGCCCGGCCGGTCTATCGGGCGTACAACATCATCCGCTCCGGCAAGACGGCAGACGGCGGGCAACTGGTCGACGAGAACGGCGAGCCGCGCGCCATGAAGCTGGACCGCAAGACGCTCGAGCGCGATTACGGCAAGGATGTGATCAAGCTCCTGCCCAAGGGTCTCACGACCAAGGACGGGGCATCGCACCATGTCGTCGCGGGATTGACGGGCTTCAGCAGCGCCGACGAATTGCGTGATGCGCTGATGAACTTCCGGCCGATGAAAGAGGTGGTCGAGGAAGAGACCGACGCGGCGATGAAGGCGCGGCACGGCGACATGCTC